GCCTTTAATAGCGTACCGGCGTTCGTATTCACGTACACGAAACTGCCAGACAGCGCGATGTCCCACGAGTTCACCGCGCCATCCGTGGTCATGGTTAGCAGTGTCGGGATGGTGGCACCACCGCCGAACACCCCGGGGGTGTGTCTGAGGGTGAAGTGCACTTCCCAGCCGACCGAATTTGGCTCACCGGACAGCGTGGCCGACAACGTGCCACCTTCCGTCAACGAGATGATAGAACCCGATCCGGCTGGGCCTGTCCCGGCCCCGAATTTAGGCAGGCTCGGTGGCGGAAGCGGATTCCCGGTTACCGGATCGACGTACCCGGACAGCCGGATCGACGTTAGATCGGGCGACCCGATGATGGCAGACGATCCGCTCGTCGCATACTGCCCATCCTCCAGTGGCCAATACGCCGCAGGGTCGTATGCGACGATCGTTCTCCTGGCAGCCGAATCGAGCGGCCCTTCGTTCTTACTGAGCCTGCGCAGGATGCCGGCAGCTTCAATGGCCACCCACGCGTCGCCGCGTCCGGCATCTTTGTCGAAATCGACAGTACGCCGTGGTTTCCAGCTCGCCACCTCGCCGTAGAACCTCGGGTCCTGCACGGTTACCGAGTAGTTGTCGTATGTTGCCTGCGGAACGGTAGTGTTCGTGTTCCCGGTAGCCCGTCCAGTACGTACCCCGACCCAACCGGCGATGGGGGTGGCAGTGGTGTCCACCACTCGCAGACTCCAAGCGGCGGGCTCCGCGTCAGCTGCGGGCCAAACACGCATGTAGATCTCGCGCCCGACCGTGCGCATCCGCATCTTCAGCGGGGAGCCGGAATGGGTAAGGCCAGCAACGACACCGGACCCAAGCAATACGCCACTCGCCGAGTAGATGTTCAGCGTCACGGCACCCGAGGTCGCCAGGTGCGCACGCCCATGCACGTAGCTAACATTGGTGGTGCCCCGAGCCATCATCCCGACCTCCAGGTCGGCACCAGTAGCAGCCGGGGCAGTCACGGTCACGACCTGATCGACATCAACAACCGACAACGCCCCCAAGTAGGCGCCCCGGTAGGCGGATGCCGAAGTTACGCGAGTCTCGCCTTGCCCGCTACCGACCTGCCAATCGGATGCCAGTACAGTTCCACCGGCACCAACCAGGGTCCACGCTCCACCGACATCGGCGTTGCCCCATCCAGAAACTGACGTGCGCCCGAATGCGTCCAGGCCGTCGGTAGTCGGGCCAGTGGCGACCCGCAGCGGGGTATTCCTGCCGATCTTGCCGAACAGGTCGCTGTTAGCGTTGCGTGGGCTATACTGCTGCTGCCGATCGTCTATCGACATTCCGGTTGAACTAGCAGTGGCCTGCCTGGCACCCTCGCCTCGACCGTTGGTGATGGTGATCGGATCGCGCACGTACACCGGGACCTCGTGCCAGGCCCCGTCGTAGAAGATCTCGGTGACCACATCCTGTTTAGGCACGAGCGCCCCCGACAGCAGCGCGCACGTCAGGACGAGTGCGTAGAGCCCTGATAAGGATTTCGATAAGCAGGTCATCAAGGCGAGCCCCTCCGGATCGCAGTTCAATAACAGTTCTCCCGCCATCGCCACCAGAAGCGATGGAAGAGACACGCTCCCCGGCCATTGCCCTGATCACGACCTCCGTGCCGGGCAGTCCTGGAATCGTGCCCCCGGTATGGTAAGTCGGTAGTTGCGGCACCCCGATGTGGTTACCACCGATGGACGGGACCCACTTCGGGACGCTCCACTGCAGACGGCCAACCGTGTTGTTCCATGCGTTGGCCACGAAGTTGAACGCAGCACGGAAGGCGCCCGAGATCGCACTTCCTATGCCCGTGAACACCTTCTTAATCCGGTTGGCCACAGAGCTTATCTTACTCCACAACCACTCGCCAGCGCTAACTATCGCGTGGAACGCCGCCTTATAGTTATTGACCACCCACTTGATATAAGCGACGATCCCCCCCCAGATCGCCTTCCATAGGCGCTGGAACCAATCGGTCTTGGTGGCAACGTAGATGATCGCCGTCACCAACAGACCGACCAGGATGACCACCGCACCGATACCGCTGGCAGCAAACGCCGCGTTCCACAACCACTGAGCCGCAGTTGCTACCCCAGTAGCGACGGCGCTAGCCACCGTAGCCACCTTTGCAGCAGCCGTCGCGGCTGCCGACCGAAGGGCAGCCAAAGACAACGAAGAATGGGCGAGGGCAAGCAGGTTCACAGCACCAGCGACCCCAGCGATGACGCCAGCTAGCGCCTGCGCGTCGGTCGCCCAGCGCTGCATGTCCGGCGGGTTTGCTGCCCTGGCCGCCTCCGCCAAGTCGAGCATGGCAGACGCAGCGTCCTGGTTGGCTTGTTTGGCATCCCGGCCTGCCTGGTTGGCGTCCTCCTGGGCTTGCTTTTGGTCGACGATGGCCTGTTGTCCGTCGAGCTGGGCCTGTTTCAGGTCTTCCTGGGCTTGCTTCTGATCGATCAGGGCCTGTCTGGCCTCGATGCTGCCCTTGCCGTGTTCCTTGACCGCGTCGGCATAATCTTTGGCGGCCTTCTCGGCGTCGAGCTGGGCCTGTTCGACGTCGATGTGCGACTGCGCGACATCCCGGGCGGCCTGCTTGACGTCGACGAACGCCTGTTTCAAGTCGATCTGTGCTTGTGCAAGGTCTCCGGTGGCCTGCTCGGCATCCAGGCCAGCCTGTTTCATGTCGGACAGCGCCCGAGCATGCTCCTGGGCACGATTGGCTCCGGCCTGCTGCAGGTCGATGAAGCTCTGCATGGTGCCGCCAGCATCGCCGATGGCTGCACTCACACCCGCCGTAGTGGCCCCGAGCCGGGTCATCCGGCTCTCTTGCTCCTTTACCGCATCGGCTGCTGCACTGAATTCCCTGGTCGACTTGCTAACACCATCGGTCACGGCGGAGTTCGACGCCAGGACCCGCTCATTGGCCTTTTCGAGTGCCCTCGAATCGCCAGCAAAGGTGAGAGTAACCTGGTTGGCCATCGTCTAGCCCTCGCTAAGTCCGGCACGCTGGATTACGCCCAGTAGGGCGGTTTCCATGGTCTTCGTTATTTTGTCGACATTGCGGTAGTATGTCGGGTAAACGTACCTGCCGCCCTTGATGAACTCGCGCTCGATCGTTTGGTTCTTGCCGACTTTGCCACCGTAGTCCAGCCAGGGCAAATACGGGGCACGCGTGCTGCCGGCGACCACCCTGGCGCGCGTCCTGGTTGACCTGGCGCGCAATGCGGCTTGCGCTTTACCAGATCGCCTCGGTATCTTCGGTCTCGCCTCATCGACGATGATATTAGCAGCATCATTGAATGCGAGACGCAGCCCCTTCGGTGCCTCGGCATCGAGTCTGCGCAAGCTCTTGTTGAACTGATCGATGCCGACGATCTTGATCGGGTCCTTCACGAACGGCATCGATCACCCCCCGTTCTTGGCTGCCAACTCAGCCAACTCTCGACGCTGCTCCCGACGCAGGTAAAACACCGACCATTCGAGCCACTCCTGCCCGGACATTCTGGCTCGCAGATCGGAGACCAGCATGCCGAGCTTCTCGGCCAGGTAGTAGTCGAATTCAAGGCCGGGGTTCCTCTCAAACGCCAGGAAACGCCTCCTTGGTGGACCCCTGTGCCACCCCGGACAGCTTATTGATCTTGTCGACCACCACGGACAGCTCGTCGGCAGGTGAGTTGGCCTGCCAAACAGCGACATCGGCCTCGGTCATCGCCGGATCCACCATGCCGAGCGCAACCATCTTGCGCTCCATGGGGACGATGCCCAGCTTGTTACCGTCGGCATCCTCTCCAGCGGTCAACAGCTCCTCTCGCGACAGCGCGCGAACCAGCACACTGCCGACCCCTTCAATCTCTACCTCACCTTGTCCGAGCCGCCGAGCAACAATATCGGCAACCGTCGCCCTTGCCATATCGATCTCCTACGTCTGGTTGGTCGAGACGACCGACCCGGTACCCTGGAATTGGCAGGTCCAAGCGACCATCTCGGCCACGGGGTTGGTCTCAACATACTGGTTGAGGATCGCTGTTACCGTGTCCTGGGGCAGACCCGTGCCCGCCCCTTCTGGTTGCCGGACAACCGCGACCGGCGCCCCAGCATCAATCAGCGGTTGCAAAACGTCTCGCGGTCCCGCTGTGGTGTTGTCGTAGATGCCACCCAGGCTACCGGTCGAGTTGCCCAGGCCGGATGAGAAGGCATGGGCATCCGCCCCATAGGTCGTAACGTCGTGCGTGTCCTTGGTGCGGTTCAGCTCCGACGTGTTCGTGTACGCCGACAGGTCGCTGCCGCCGACCGTGATCTTAGTGTGACGACCGTGAACGAAAGCCACGTCAACTCCCCTGCCCAGCGATTTCCAAAGTGAATACTACTGCCAGGTAGTTAGTTCCCGCGATCTCGATCGTATCAGTCTCCGCCTCGGAGACGAATATGTCGTCGAAACTGGTATACGGAGCCGCCTCCAGCACCGCCTTGATCGATT